TCATTTAGTTCCTCCGTCGCAGTATTTTTTTTCAAACTCGCCTATCGAAAGAGGCTTGGAAAAATAGAAGCCCTGGAAAATGTCGCAGCTTGCCTGCCGCAAGAATTTCACTTGGTCTTCAGTCTCAACGCCTTCGGTGACGACGGTCATTCCCAAAGTCTTTGACATTGAGATTATCGAAGAAATGATGTCCTTGACTTTTTGGGAGAAATTTGACGCTCTCAAAAATCCCATGTCGATTTTCAGCGTGTTCATCTCGACGTTTTTGAGCGTGTTGAGGGAAGAGTATCCCGAGCCAAAGTCGTCCATCTCGATCGTGAATCCGTAGTCGCTCAATTTTTGCAAAACGCTTCCGTGCGCGTTCATGTCTTGCATCAAGACGGTCTCGGTTATTTCTATCTTTAAGTTTTTTGGCGAAATGTCGTAGCGCTCGACAAGTTCAGTGAAGAACTTGTAAATGTCGCAATAGTAAAAGTCCTTTGCGCTGATGTTGATGGAAATGTACATGTCTATCGCGCGGGCTTTCCATTCCGCAAGTTTTTTCGCGGCCTCTTCCCACATGTATTGGTCAAGCTTGTGGATAAGGCCGGACTTTTCCAAAACAGGAATGAAGTCCATCGGCGCGACGGTTCCCCGGTCGGGCGTGATCCAGCGGACAAGAGCTTCCGCTCCTACGATTCTTTCGTCGCTGGCGTTTATTTGCGGCTGCAGGTACATGACGAATTGTCCGTTTTCAAGAGCGTCGTCAAATTCAGAAACGATGCGCTTGTCCCGGATTTGTCTGTCCATTATCGAAGAGTCGTAGAAGGCGGCGACGGTTTCCATGTTTCCGCGAATGTCTTCTATGGTCATCGCGGCCTTGTCGTACATCGTCTTTACGTTTTCATATTTGTCGGCGATTTCGTAAACGCCGGTGTAGTTTTGAAGCTTGTAATTGTATTTTGCCAACGATTGCCGCAAGGTTTCGTTGTTCTTGCGGATTGTTTCCATGTCGAACAATTCCTTGGGAAGCAAGGCCGCGAACTTGTCGGCGGTAAGGCGGCCGAAAGCCGCGTTGGGGCTGGCGGTTGACGAAAGAAGGGCGGCCTGCAGCTTTAGGACTTCGTCGCCTACCGGCTCGCCAAAAAGGCTGTTGACAATCTTGAAGTCCATGATGTTTGTGGCGATTAAATAAAAGTCGTCGCTTCTGTTGGCTCGCAAAATTTCCGCCGCCCTTTTAAAGAATGTCGAACGGTTGTAAAGGCCGGTGAGGGGGTCGCGCTCCGAGCGGATTTTTTCTTCTTCCAAGCGCTTTAGCTCCTGCGTGGTGTCCACCAGCTTTAGGTAGCTGACCACGTTGCGGTTCTTTTTGTCCTTTAGAATTTTGTACTCGCAGTCAAACGTTCTCGTTACGGAATTTACCTGCAGGCTTTGCGTAAGCGTCAAAAAGCCGAACATTTTTTCGGGGTATTGGGACAAGAGCTTGTCGCGGTAGCCTTCCGCCGCCGCAAGGCCGCTGTTGCCGTAGCCAAAAATGTTGCGGGCCTCGCGGTTTAGGTAAAAGCACCTTCCCCGGCTTGCAAAGCACACGACGGCGTAGCGGATGTTTTCCGACACAAGCGAAATCATTGTGTTTAAAAGCGATTCGTTGATTCCCCAAAATGAAATCTGAACAGCGTACGCCGCCAAGAAAACGTAGAGCGTGATGGAAAGTTCATACTTGAAAGGAAAAAAGAGCGCCGAACTGTTTACCGTTGCCACCAAAGCGAAAGACGACGCGAGCGTGATGAACTTGCTTTTGTAAAATGTAGGAAGCTTGAACGCGCGCTTTAGGAGCGTCGCTAGAATCACGCAGACCATCACCGTTTGAAATCCCACAAAAATGTAGCTTTGCCAAGTGTAGTTCTGCTTCCAATAATTGAGCCAGCCGTTTTTAAAAAGAACCGGCTCGATGCCTATGACGCTTTCAGTCCAAATGTTGGCTATCAAGGCAAGGCTTATGAGGCCGGCGAAAATGTAAAAGACCCGCGCGCCGACGCTCTTTGTCGAGTTCCTTTTTGATATCTCGGCGATGGAAATCGCGAAAATGTAGATTACTCCCAAAACCCCCATGTCGCAAATGTAATAGATTGAAAAAAGAGTCAAGGCCGCCCTTTTGTTGGGAACAAAGAGCAGCGTGGTGTAGGAAAGGACGCACATTCCTGCAAGGGCGCAAAGAGTCGCCACGATTGGAGAAAGTCGCGTCTTTTTTTTGAGTGAAATCCATGTAAAAACTGCAAGCGTCGCTACCGATATTGCGTTCCACGCAATGTATAGGCTTCTCATATCCTTTAATTATAGCGCTATATATAGAAAAAAGCAATGATGAATTTTAGCGAAATATCGCTTGCAAAAAATTTTGATGTAAAATTGTAAGAAAAACTGATGTTTTTTTGCGGGGCTATTTGGGTTGATTTGGGGTGTTTTGGGTCAAATTTATGGGGCGATTGGCTAGGTAATTTCGCTCTATGTAGGCCGTTACGGCGGCTTTTGTGAGGGTTATTTGGCCGTCTGCAACCATTCTTTCGATTGTTGGTTCGGACACGTGCAGGAGCTTTGCAGCGACGGAAACGGTGATGTTTTCCGGGATTCTTGGGAACAGTTCCACGCCTCGATTGGTGGCCAGGTAGTCTCTGGCGGCGATTTCGTCAATGTCATTTTCTGTGATTATATCCATTTTTTTGTTTTCCCCTCCGGTTGTTTTTTGTCACCAACTATGGTTGCTGTCGAACGGCAAAAAGCCTTGCTTTATGACGCCATAATTGGCGGATATAGGTCTTTTTTTTGCGTTGCGAAAGTATTGAATCAACTTCTTTTTCAAGGCGCTTGGAAAACCTTAGCGCTTCGGCGGTGCGAAGTCTAAAGTATTCTTTCTGGGCTTCCCGCATTGCAAAAACTTTGTCCGCAAATTCCCCTGTTGTCATTGTCTTTTCTCCTATTTGCTATTTTCTTGTTCTATATAATCCGGCAACGGACAGCCTTTGGGAAAGCCTTCCAGCTGTGTGTGGTAGCTTTGTGAAATTATCACACCGAGCATGCATCTGTCCCAGTCATCTGCGCCGCGAATGTTCAAGAAGCATGTGGCGCAGTTTTCTATGACTTTAGCCTTCTGCCCTTCGGCCAATAAATCCAGTCTAATTATCTTTCTCATTTTTCTCCCCCACAACACAAAAATCAGATAGTTCAAATTCTTTATTAAGTATGTATCCTTGTTTGAATCTTTCTATATCAGATTCAGAACAGTACCTATGTAATTTTTTATATTTTTTCTTGTAATCAGAAACCAAATCTGAAATGTTTTGTTGCATCGTCGCAAAATAATATTCAGCCTCACTTAAAGAAATTTCTAAGTGAAGTGTTATGTTTCTACTTATGTTTTTAGTATCAATTTTTACGCCTGCTATCATTGCTTTTTCTCCTTGTCCAAGCATTCTTGATAATAATCTGGATTGATGAAAAAACGAAAGTTTCCGTCGTCGGAGTAACATTGAATATTCTTGTACTTCCATTTTGGATCCAGCTTCTGCATAAACTCGTACGCTTTTGTGAATATCGGAAAATCGCGCGAGTAATAATATTTTGCGCCAAGGAATCCTTCCGAATACTGAACGCAAAAACCTTTGCCTTTTTTCAATTTAAGAGATGTAGAGAATGTTAAATCAACAGGCTTATCATCTATCATTATTTTGATTTTTCCTCGTTTCACTTTTAATTTCTATCCTCTTTGATTTGTGTTTTTGACGCAGTACGGGCAATAATACCCAAAATACCATCGTCCGCATCGGCCGCAACAACGTGTTCCCGCAGTAATCGCCATTCTTGCACCTCCTATTTTTCTTGCTTGAGCCGCCGCAAGAGTTTCATGCCGTCGGTGGGGTCGGCTCCTAGAAAGGACATTATGTCTCCGGCGACGTCCTCGCGGCCGGCTTCGTAGGCCGCGTTCATTTTAAAGCGGGTCGATTCGTCCACGGCAAAGCCCATCTCGTCAATCCATTCGTCAAAGGTCATAGTCTTACCTCGCTCCTATCGCCTTAACGCCGCTGCCGGTCATTTGGCGGCTGAGGCTGATTCCGTTGGCGTCGCTCATTCCGCGAGCGAACGCGCGCTGGTTTGAATTGCTCCTCTTTTTGCGTCTTACAACAATCGCGACTTCGCCTTTGACAAAGTTTTCGACTTTCTCTTTGGCGGCTTCAAGCTCCTTTGGGTTTCGCCAGCTGCACTGTTGGCCGAGCTCTTCCATTCTGTCGTAAAGACGGTTGGCCAATCCTTCGCGGTATGACTCGCGGAATTTTTGCTTGGCGTTTTTGCGGACGTTGTTCTTTGTCATCCGCATAACAGCTTTGACAAGATACTTGTACATCTCGGCGGCCATGAACGCGTCTAACTCTTCGCCGACAAAAAAGAGTTGGCCTGTGTCGCGGATGACATAATGGTATGTCGCGTAAAGCCGCTCCATGGCGTTGGCCAATATGGACCGCCATTTTATGAGACGCTTTGTGTCCTTTACGGCTTGCCTTGTGTATTCTGAGAATTGCCCGATGTCTAGCTTGTGTTCAGCCATCAGCTCGTTGGCTTTTTTGAGCGCGAGCGCGGCTTCGTTTTCGTTCGGTGATTTTGAGAGGGCGAGAAGTTTCTTCACCCTTCGTTTTACGCTTTCAAGTTCATCCATGCTTTTATTCTTCCTTGCCGCGTCAAGCGGACATTTTGCTTTCCGGATTTTTATGCGGAAGCGATTTTAGATATGCGTACATGGCTGTTTCCACATCGTCGGCGGGGTCTATGAGGTATTCGGCCAGGCTCCACCACGGTATGCGGATTATCGTGTCGCGGATTACGACGCAGTCGAGCTTGTAGTAGTTCAATAGCGTTTGCATTTCGTCGTAAGTGGCGTGGAGGAATCCGCAAACCTCCTTGACCTTGTACATGTAGCGGTGGCCGATTTGGGCGTTGCGAATGACGCGGTCTATCAGGTCGCTTTTCTGTTCTTGGGTCAAGGGCGGTTGCGCGAGGTCTTCGGTGGAAAACAGCCAGTTCTCTTTCATTTTGATTCGCGCTCCCGGCGCTCCAAGTTGGTCATAAAGGCCATCACGCTGCGTAGCTCGTTGTCGGAACATTTGGAGTACGTTTCTTTCTTGAATTTCGAGAGCGCGAAGTGATCCAGGCGCTTTTTCCAATCCGCTCCAAGGAGCTTTCTCGCGCGGGCTTCGACAGCGTCAATGAGCGTCGGAGCCTTGTTGCGCGGATAGAGTTTCCAAGGGCTTTTTCCTTGCAGGGCGAGGACGGAATTCATCGCCTTTTGGACGGCGCGCAATTCCTGAACGCCGCATTCGGAGCAGCTTTCCTTTCCCACCGCGCCGTGAAGAACGGCCCTGTAGGCTTGGTCGTCCAAGCCTGCGGAATTCTTGGCGGCGTGTATCGCGGTAATGAGCCTTGAGCGGATTGACTTGTTCATTCTGTCCTCCTAAGCGCAGAGCTTTTCCAGCATGTTGTCGGTGATGGTCGAAAGTCCGCTGGCCTTTGACATCTTGCTTATCGCTATGCTGTCGTTGACGATTGAGCGGAAGCCGCCCATCGCGTGGCGGGCAAGACGTTCGGCGGTTTCCAACGTGATGTCGATTCCAGCGGCCTCATGGTAGTAAGCCGCCACGTCAACGGCCTTTGCCACCTCGAACAAAACAATCGGCTTTCTGATTCTTGAGCGCAAGCGCGGAACCCTGTCGGTCTTGACCTTGAGCCCCTCCTCGCCCACGAGCATGAACGGAAGCTGGCAGCGCTCGTTGACGGCGCGAAGAATTTCCAAGTAGCGGACCGGCAGCTTGTCGGCCTCGTCGATAATCACAAGGCGGCGGGCGTACTTGCAGTTCTCTTCCAAGACTTCCAGGCAATCGCCGAAACTGTGCGGGCGGGTGTGGGCGACCGCTTCGCAAACGTCGCGCAAGAGCTGCGTCTTTGTCGAGCCGTCAACGTAAAGGACATAGGCGGCGTTGGGGTTGTTCTGGACGTACCATTTGGCGCAATGGGTCTTTCCGCGCTCTGCGGTTCCGATGGCCATTCCGATTGACGAGGACATTGTTCCTGTCGGGTCAATCAAGTCGTCCGCGAGGTTTTGGAAGCGCGTGACGCTCCTTGTGAGCACCAACACGTCGGTGTCGATTTTTATCTTTTGCGCTATACTGTTCTTGTAGCCAGCGTCTTTAAGGAGCTTGACATACTCTGTCTCTTTGTCCTTCCAGTTGGGGTATTTCTGGGTGCAGATTTTGACGATTTGAGATTTGTCAACTCCCAAGACGCGGGCCGCGTCCTGCATGGAAAGACGGTTGCTTTCCAAACAATTTTTCAACGTTGATTCCATAATTTTCATCTCCCTATGAATTTCTTAGAATAGGATTCGTAATAGGCGACTTGCCTTGAATCCATTTGGCTTTCGTAGTCATGCATGAAGTCCAAGTCCTCGCGGCTAAGATGTCCGCCCGCGTGGTACTGGTTCAAGGTCCATTCGTAGCGCTCGCGCTCGTCGTAGAAGACCGGCCGCGACTGCGCCCGCTTTAGCGACTCGCTTCCAATCCGCTCGGCCACCCCCTCAAGGAAATCTTCCTGCGAAAGGCTCTCTTCCCTGCGGTTGAACGACATGGGCATCTCTCCGTAGTCGTCCTTTTGGCGGCTCACGCTCCGCGGAATCTCTTGGCTTTCAAGCGGCTCCGCGTCAATTTTTCTTACAACGGCGGGAACAGGCTCCGGCTCCTTTTTGCTTTCAAGCCTATAGTCCGACGCCTGGGCTAGCTCCTCCGACTTTCTAAGCTCGGCGAATTTTTGCGGCTCGGAAAGGACGCGGACGCTCTTGTCGCCGGTGGCGATTTTGAACGCTTCCTGAACGGCGCGCATGTTGCGCTTTTTCCATTCAAGCTGCTCCACGACTTCCCGCTCGTCGAGCATGTCTATTTTCTTGACAGGGCGAAGAGCGATTGCGTGGTTTGTTCCAGGCTCTATCGCGAAAACGCCCAAGGCCAAGTTTTCCGGGTCGTAGCGGACTTCCACCTTTTGGCGGTTGTAGGCGACGAGCGTTCCCCGGTTTTGCAAGACCATTTCTTGCGTGAGGTCGGGGCCGATGTACTCAACGCCGTTAAGCTCTATTCTGTCTCCCTTCACTTGGCGCATGGCGCTTTCCATAAAGAGGTAGGCTTCGTCGCGCGGGTCTATCATCGTCGGCATCCAGCCTTCGCGCTTGCATTCCTCCAGCCGTTCCTTTGGCGAGCAGCCGAGCGACGAATGGACGCGGCTTTCGTAGATGTCCAAGGCGCGGACGACGCATTTGACGAAGTCGTCGTAGCCCAGAATGCAGCCGTTCTTTTTTTGCCACTCAAGCCGCTTGGCCGCCTGCTCCTCTTCCGGCGCGGAAATCGCCAAGCCTTTCACAAGGCCTGGCAAGCACTGGTCGCGCAGGATTTGCTCCAGCGTGTTGAAGAAGCGCTCGATGGGCTTTGTCTTTGCGTTCTTGACGCGGGCGAAAATGCGGCGGTGCTTCTTTTCCCATTCAGCCTTTGACTGCGCCACGTCGACAACAAGGCCTTCCGTGTCCTCCACGATGTAGCGATTGTTTTCGGCTTGGTACAAGTCGGCCTCGTCAAGGAAGCGCACTCCGTAATTCTGCAAGCGCTGAACGATGTCGTCCGCGAGCTTCGACTTCTCGCTGGATCCGTTGTCGTTGTACGTGCTCTCGAACTTGCCGAAGCGCTTGATTCCCATCCGCAAGGCCCGCGTGACAGTGCGCGTGTTGTAGGCGATGTCGAAGCTGATTCCGTAGACAAGGCGGGTGGCCATGTCAAGCCAGAGGTAGCATTCGGCGCGGATGTACTTGTCCTTGTCGCCTTTTGCGTAAGGGTTCTCGCACCAAAAGTCAAAGATGTGCTGGTCGCCTACAATCAGCTGGAATGGCTTTAGCTTGGACAGGTCGCGGCTTATGTAGAACATATTGTCCAGCGCGCGCTGCCCGCCCTTGGCGAGCATCTTCATCGCCGGACTTATGTTCCTGGCGTGAACGTAGGCGCTCGCCTCGCTTCCGATGCTCCAGCCCTGGCGCTCGGCTTCCGCCTTGGCGCACCTATAGGCGTTGCGCACCGTGCATCCGCCCACTTCCTTTATTGCCGCTAGCAGAAAGTTTGTGAAGAAGCTCAAGGCCTCGTCGTCCCAAGCGAACACGTGCCGCCCCTGCCTTCCGGCGGGAAGCGCGAACATCGAGCCGTTGGCCATGCGGCGCACGTAGCGCTGGACGGTCGGAACCGAAATGTTGAACTTGCGCGCTATCGCCTCGTAAGCCTTGGCCTTGGAGACGAGCGGGCTGCGCTTCCTGAATTCGTCGTAGACGGCCGCGCGGAGGGGAAACTTTTTGTCTGTAACCGGAAAAACGGTTCTGACAGTTCCGCTCATGAGGCGACTCCGCTGAAGGCGTTGAGCTCTTTGTCCTGCTCGGCGATTTCATTAACAAGCTGGCGCACCCGCAAGCCTATGTTGCAGACTGCGGCAAGGCGCGTTTGAGGATTCTCAAAGCTGGAAAGGAACGCCGTTAGAATGTCGAACACTTCAAGCTGAGCCTTCATCTGCTCCTTTGTCTCAAGGTTGATTTTTGTATACATCCTTCCGTTCTTGAGAAGCGTCTGCGAGAAGTAGTCGTCGTTTCCCCAGTTGAGCTTGATTTTTTGCTTGCCCCACACACGGGCGAGCTCGGCGAAGCGCTCGTTGTCCTTGCGGCGCTTGTATTCGCGCTCATGCTCGTCCGTCCATCCGGCCAAGCGCTCGCCGGTAGCCATCGCGTGGGCCACAAGCCGCTCGAACTCGCTTTGGGCTTCGAGCAGTTCCGGCGCGTTTTCCTTGGGAGGAGCGGAAAGCTCTTCCGGCGTCCGCACCTTGTCTTCCACCGGGTCGTAGAGCTTGAGCCACAGGTAGGCGGTCTTTTTGGAAAGGCCGACCAGCTCAAGAAAATTGCAGAAGCCGAACGTCTGGGCGTCCTCGCTGCGGCGGTCGCCGCCTCTTTGGGCAAGCGCCTCGTGCGCTATGAAAAGGTCGCGGGCGACGTCCACGGAAGCCTTTCGCAGTCTCTCCACCTTGGGGCGCAGCTTTTCGACCGCGCTTTCCATGTTCCAAGCGTCGATTTGCTTTTGGAAGGGAAAGGCTTGCTTCGGCGTTAGGCTTGTGTTTGACGGTACAATTTCGTTCATTTTTGATTAGCTCCTTTGCCGGCTGGAGCCGACATCCAGAAGACTCCAGCCATTGTTTTTGTCACGCGGCGGCTTCGGGAATTGTCCTTTCGGCGGCTTTGCAGTAGAATGTTTCCTCGCCGGGAACAAGGCTGACATGGAATTTCTTTTGCTGGGCGGCATCGAAATTTTTCAAGGCGGCCTTGACCGGCTCTTTTTTGACCTTCACGCAGTTTTGGAAGCCGGCCTTGATGAGCAGGTCGGCCGTGTCCTCGGAAACCTCGACCTTGTCCGGGCTTTGGCGGTAGCCGATCGTTCCGTTGATGAACTCGCGGCTCTTCTTTCCGTCCTCGTAGATTTGGGAGCGGTTGGCGTCCGAGTAATCCTTGAGCGCGGCCAAAAGCTTTTCGCGCTCGGCCGCGAGCGGAGCGGACATTCTGGCCGCCTCTTCGTTGGCCTTGTTGACCGCCACGGTCGCCGTGTTGTCGATGGCGCGGATTTCCGCGTCAATCTGGGCCACGCACTTGATTGTCTCCTCGACATCCTGAAGGCTTTTGATTTTCATAATTTCCCCCTATGCGCGAATTCCTTTTTCGCGCTATAATGAATTTGGTTTTGCGTCACGCGGCTGGCTTTCCGCCGTCGCTGACATCCGGCTCCGGAACGCTGACCGGCATCCGCGTTCCGGCTGAGGCCGCCTCCTCCAAATCCTTTCGGATTTGGTCGGGCGACCTTCCCATCTTTTGCATGCAAAGCAAGTAGCCTATCGCGCAAAGCTTAAGACCCTCGAATGTCATGCAGTTGACCGCCTTTTGGATTTTGGGGACGTTCAAGTCGCCCACAATCCGGCTTTCCATGAAGGGCGGCTCCCGCCCGTTCAGCCACACAGCCGTCATCTTTTCCTGTTCCTCCCTGGCCTTTCTGGCCGCTTTGTAGACGTTCCGCCAAAACACGTACAGGTTCGCGTCGTGCCGGAACTTTTTCATGCTCGCTATCGCGAGGTCCTCCGTCCCTTTTGGGTCTCTCACTTTTCCTCCCCGGCGCGCTGCATGGCAGCCAAGAACGCGCCGCATGCGTCCTGCATGAGTCGGCAGGCCGAACACTCGAAGTCCAAAAGCCTAAAGCCCATCAGCTTTCCGTCCTTGTAAAGGGCGACGTTCCTGACCGGAGTTCCGACGCGCGGATAAGGCTCCTTTTCCTTTGCGTTGGCTATCAATTCCCAGCCCGGCCAGTTTTCGGAAACGGCCTTGGCAAGCGCGGAAAAGACCGCGATTTTCTTGGCGTCCTCTTCCGTGAACGCCTTGCGGCGGCCGCGCTTTTTGCCCCGCGCCTTCGCCACTTCCTTTTTTCCGAGCGCCGTCAATTGGCAGGCTTGCTCGCCAGCGTCTTGCGGAGCGGCGGGCTTTTTAGTCCTTGGCATTTTTGCTTTTCCCCTTGCGCGAACGGCGCTCCTTTCTTGACTTTTCATAGCGTTCTTCGCTACAATGCTCGCAACAAAGCCATGTACGAGACATCGATTGCTCAAGAACTTCAATCCATCCTTCAGGGATACCTTTTGAATTCAAAGCGTAAGAGAGCGCTTGCGCGGACTCCAGAAAGGCTCGCGAGGCCAATAACAAAACGGCAGTTATACTGTCTGAATCGGGTATTCTTTCTGGCACTTTCGCATGGCTTAACGCCTGATCCACTACTTGACAACACAAATCCCGAATTGCTTCGGGCGTACATTGGCGAAGTACGGAATACGATTTACGTATTAACCCACCGTACTTGCACTTTTTGGCGAGAGTCTTCTCGCAAGGGAGATGGGAAGATTCAGCTTCTTCGCCGTTGCCAAATATCCGTCTCGCACTGCATCCATTTGTAAATTTGTAGCAGCCCTTGCAAAAGCATTTCAAATCCTCGAAGTCGGTCATGCGGCGGATCTCCTTAGCTCGGTGACCATGTCGTTCCAGCTGGGGTAGCCCAGGCGGGCGGCGACCGCGCGCTCTATGCGCTGGCTGTGGCTTTTGCCCGAAAGAACGTTGCTCACGGATACCGGCGTGCAGCCGACTTCAAGCGCGATGTCGGCGCTGGACGTTCCGGCGCATTTGAGCCTGTACTTGATGTACAAGCCTTGCTGCGGCGTGATTTTCTTGGAAGCTCGGGCAAGCGCGAGGGCTTTTTTTTCGGCAACTTTCCGGGCGATGAACTCTTTTAACTCTTCGCCAGTCATTGTCTTTTGGCTTTTCACTTTCGTTTTCCTCCTTTTCTGTCGATATTCTGATTAACTGATTTATTAGTTTTCATCGTTTCCTGGGTGACTTTGAAAACTAATAAATTAACTTATCACAATCTGTGATAAATATAAATCACTTTTTGTGATTTGCAAGAGAAATGTGATAAAAAAGTGAAAAAAAATCACATTTTGCAATAAGGATTTATTATGGAAATTTCAGAGCAATTAAAATCAATTCGCAAGAACAAGGGTTTAACGCAACAAGAGTTTGCAAATCAGCTTGAAGTGTCAACGGCTACGATTGCAAGCGTTGAAAATGGTTCAAGAGACATGCCAAAAGCTTTAATGAAATCTCTTGTAAAAAAAATCGGAATAAATGCCAACTGGCTTCTAACCGGCGAGGGCGAAATGTTCCAAAGCGAGGCACCGTCCGCCCAAAGGATTCCTGCGGAGCTGGTGAGCGGCGGCGGCGAGGAAGGAATTCCGTTCTACGACATCGACGTGATGGCGCACATCGCCGAAAGCCTTGACTTGAAGGACGAAAAGCCGGCCGGAATCCTTTCCATTCCCGGCTTTGAGGACTGCGTCGCCTGCTTCCCCGTCTACGGCTCAAGCATGGAGCCCAAAATTTCCAGCGGCGACGTTATAGCCGTGAGCAAGGCGGTTGACTGCGAGCGGATTCTGTGGGGCGAGATTTACCTTGTCATCACCGACGCTTGGCGGGTGGTCAAGACCGTCCACCCAGGCAAGACCGAGGAATACATCATCCTGCGCTCCATCAACCCCGACTACGCGGGCGACACCAACGTGGACAAGAAGGACTTGCGCGCCTTGTACTTGGTCCGCGGCGTGGTCTCGCGGCTGGGGATGTAAGGGAAAAAAAGGACCCCGCAAGCGACTTGCGGGGCAATGGTTAGTTTGAGTTGAAGGCGAGGTCAAGCAAAAATCGGCTTATTGATTTTCCCGCCGCGCCAGCCAGCGCCTTTACTTTTTCCAATTCTTCCGGCTGGCAACTTACGGAAAAGGAAACACGCTTTACGCCTGTTGGCTTGCGCCCGCCTCCGTGGTAGCCGTAACCGGAATATTTTTTTTCCGAGCGGCTTTCCATCACTTTACCACCAAAATTGCGATAAGCATTGCAAGCGCCGCAAGCCGGAAAATGTTTGACAAAATGTTTATTTGCTTCTTTGTGACCATTGACAAATCTCCGTGTAAGGATTAAACTATAAGAAAAAGCAAGGTGGCGAGCCTTGCCTTTTCTTGGGTTACTTCTGATTCTATTTAAGAATCAGAGCCAGTAGCGCAACTACGAACAAGCCGAAGTTGATGATAAGATTTGCTAGGTCTATCCAACTCGGCTGTTCTTTTTGCTCTGCCATATCGTTCCTCCTTATGGTTTTATAGTATCACATCTTTTGTTTTGTGTCAATACTTTTTACAAAAAAAAGATTGTTTTTTTCGGCGGCTTGCCCCAGCGTTGGGCTTGCGCGCGAAGCGGGAATTCCGTATAATAAAAAACGTTTTTTTTCGCCGAAATCGGAAAAGCGCGCTATAATGTTATAGAGCGGAATTCCGAAAATATATACTTGGAACATGGGTAAGTCCGCGCGCGTGCGCGGCAAGGAAAGAGCCTTTTTTGAAGGGAAAAAAAATGACAAACAAAAGAGAACAGTTTGATATGAAGCAACTCCGAAAGGATTGCAGAGCACTCGGTATTATTAACATCGAAGCTTCTGATGATTTAACTCCAGCATATGTTTTTGATGCCGTAAAAGCTGTAAAAGAAATCCGCTTGGACATGGCTTCTATAGCAAAAGAAATGGAAGAAAGAAGAAGGAACCCTCAACGATGAGTTCATCAAACAAAGATACCCGAAACATTGATTGGGCGGTAAGGTTGTTTCGACCAGTTCTTGTTGACTTGCATATTCCTGATTTAAAAGATGAAATCAGAATCTATACTGCTAATTATCGAGAGCTTCAACGTTACCATATGGACAGATGCCTCATAATTGTAAAACGGTTTCATTTTTCAAAAGAGAGCTACAAAGGTGTATTCATCTGGAGATACGATTCAGTTTATGATATGTTTATTTTATATATCATTGTTGCTGACAACCTCTTCACTAATACAACCGATGAGAAATCTGTATATCGCAAAGCTATAACTACACACGAATTTACACATTGCATAGCATCAATAATAACATCTGAGCGGCTTAGTGATAAAAATTTGATAAAACGACAATTAGACAAACTAAAAAAACGTTTTCACGCAATAGAGCAAAACGATATACAAAACTTGATGACAGACATCTCGATTTCAATGATAAATCCAAATGCTTCAAGGTTGCTAACATTTCCAGATGATCATTTTAGGACGGGGGATGAAGATTTTCCCGGAAAATATAGCGAACTTTATCGCAATATGCTCTTGTCATACAATCTTTTTAAGGATTTTTTTACTGATAGTGTAAAAAAACAATTCAAAGATTTATACGAAAAGGGAGACATTAAACAAGCAAGTAGAATTATTTCTTCCGTAATTAAAAAAATATCAAAAGAAAAGTGTCTCGATTTAAACTTTGTGTTGACAAGATTTAAGACTGATTTTGTCCCAAAATTATTAAAAGAAATAAAATCAATTTAACCCTTCCCCAGCGGTGGCTGGGGATTTTTTTTGTTCCGCTATACTGACTCGCGGAGGGTGGCGGAATGCAAAAAGTGAACAATTCCCAAGACAAGCCTTATTACACTCAGCGGAACAACAGGCTCAAGCCTTACGGAGCGTGCAACGTCACTTCGGTGATCGCGGCGCTTTCGGCGGCGGGGTGGCCGGTCAAAAGGCTCGCCACAGACGAGGACGGCCAGCCGGAAGACGCGCTCATGCGCTTCATTCTTTCGGACGGAGAAACGCTGGCCCTTTGGAGAAAGCTTGACCCAATCGGACGGCACGACGCCAACGAGTGGCATCCGGTTCTCGCTTGCGGGGCCAACAAGTTTTTGCGCGTTCGCGGGCTTTTGTCCGGCAAAAAGGACGCGATTGAGTTTGGCGAAAATTGGGAAATCCGAGACATCGAAAAAATCATCATGGACGGCGGCGCCTTTGTCGCTTCCGGAGTTTTCACGGCGGAGGGAAAGAAAACCATCGGGCATGTCGTGGCGGTCGTCGGCTTTAGGACGGACGAAGACGGAAACCTCACGCATTTTGTCTTGGACGATTCGTGGGGCGACTATCGGACGGAATACAAAATCCAAAACGGAAACGATGTCGAAATGCCCGCCGCCGACTTCATGAAGCTGCTGCGGCCTTGCGGCTTTCCCATCAAGATGGGGCACAAAGTAAATCCGTTTAAAAGTTTTCAAGGGGGAAACATATGAAAGCGAAAGACGTCAGCTTGTTGGCGATTGTCGTCGCCATTGTTTGGGTGGCCTTGTTGTTTGCGGCCAAAGGATTGATTCCGGTTTTCTTTGCCGGAAAGACGTTCGGGCTTGACGCAAAGGAAATCATCGCGAGCGGAGCGTTCTTCGTAATCGCGTGCTCGCCCGTCTACCGCTCTATATGGCTGGACAAAAGGCTCGGCCTAAAGGTTGAGGGCGGCGAAGCGGAGCCAAGCGGCGAAAGCGCCGGGGCGGGAAAATGAATGAGGCGGCTCGCGGCGTTTTTTTGCGCGTCGGTCTTTTTGTTCTCTGCGTTTGCGCAAGCCTCGCGTTCGGATTCTGGCGCGGTTGTTCTCACGCGAGAGCAAGCGACGCTGATAGAAAAAGAGCTGAACGCTATGAGGCTGGAAGCGAGTCTGCTAAGGAAGCAGTCGGAAAGCTGGAAAGCGGACTCGGAAGCGTGGCGGAAGAAATGCGAGGCGTTGGAAGAAAAATTGACGCAAGCCTTGCAGATGTCGGAGAGCTCCGAGAAATCGGTGATAGAATTGACGGAAATCGCAAAGGCGTTGCGGACGCAGCTGGACGAATTGAGGAAGGAGTTCAACGAATTGAACAAATCCTTCTTGAAGCGAAAAAGAGCGGAGGCGTTCTGGAGAGCGACGGCGATAACGGCGGCTGTGATAGCGGCCGGTGAAGGCTTTGGCCTTTGGCTTTTGAGCAGGTGAGGTAAAAAATGGAAACCTTTGGCATAGTAGTTTCGCTTGCTAGCGGATGTACGGCTCTTTTTGGGTTTATCGGAATCTTCGTCAAGTACGGAAACGACAGGGGAGCAATGAAGACTGCCCTTGAAAACATTTCAAAGAAACTTGAGAAAATTCCGAACGAAACAGAACTCAATCTGATTCTGGGAGAGCTGAGAAAAGACATTGATACGAACGCAAAGGATATCAACGAGGTTGGCAAAAGGCTGAACAAGTTGGAGATTGACAACACGAAGATGATAACTTCGATGGCGGAAAACATCGGCTGGATTAAGTCGAGCGTTGACGACATCAAGCAGCGAATAGACAAAAAGGACAAGGAGCAAGGCCGTGCCTAAAAGAAACAAGATTGAAATGCAAGGGCTTGTCGAGCGCATTTGCAAGATGTACTTCAACGACAAAATGAGCCACAAGCAGATAACCGAAATTCTCAAGCAGGAAGGCTACGACATTTCAAAAAGCGGCGTGGGCCGCACGCTCATAGGGCAAGCCGCTCAGATGAAGGCCTACAAGGACAGCGCCAAGAAAGCCGTGGCCATCGTCAACGAGCTTGACAAAACGCCCGGCTTGAACATCGCCGAGGCGAGCGTCCAGCTTGTCCAGGCTAAGCTCTTGGAGGAAGTGAACAAGTTCGAGAACTTCTCCACGATTTCGCCGGAGGAGCTTTTGAAGGCCGTTGTCCGCAACACCGACGCGCAAACAAAAATCGCGCGGGTCAAGCTGGAATACGAGCGCGGCTACAAGAAGGGCTTGTTCGAGGCGGCCAAGACCGTGGAGACCGAAGGAAAGAAAGCCGGCTGGAGCGACGAGCGCGTTGAATTCGTAAAGGCGAAGATTATGAATTTGAAGGTGGCCTATGACGAAAAGACGCCGGAAAAATGAGAGCGCTGGCGGGCTTGAAATCTTTTTGCCTTACCAAAAGAAATGGCTTGAAGACAGAAGCGACCTCAAAATCATAGAGAAAAACAGGCGCTGCGGAATCTCTTGGACGGACTCAGCCGACTCGGTTCTTGACGCGGCTCCGGCGGAAGGCTGGAGCAACACCTACTACATGAGCTTCAACAAGGACAACTGCCGCCAGTACATTGAGGACGCGGGCGAATGGGCAAAGAAACTCGGCTACGCGGTGAGCGAAATCGAGGAAAAGGAAGAGCCGCTTTTGGAAGACCCCGACAAGTCCATCACGACTTTCAGGATAACTTTTTCCAGCGGAGCGGAAATCATGGGATTGCCTGGCGTGTCGCGCTCGCTGCGCTCCAAGCAGGGAAACGTCGTCATCGACGAGGCGGCGTTCTTTGACGACTTGGAAAGCGTAATGCAAGCGGCCAAGGCCTTGGTCATTTGGGGCGGCCGCATAAGGGTGATATCGACGCACAACGGCGACGACAACCCTTTTAATCTTTTGATTAAGGACATCAAGGCGGGAAAGGAAACCGAGTGGAGCCTCCACCGCATAACGTTCCGTGAATCCATCGAGCAAGGCTTGTTCAAAAGAATTTGCCTCACTCAAGGAAAGAAATGGAGCGAGAAAGCGGAAAAGGAATTCGTCGAGAGAATCTACAGAATTTATGCTAACAATCCCGACGAGGAATTGGATGTAATTCCAAGGGCGAGCGGCGACCGCTACTTTGGACGCGGCTTGCTTGACCACGCGACGGCGGACGAAGGCGCGTGCCAGATTCGCCGGCTTGAATGCCCGGACAGCTTTCTTCACAAGGGCGACGGCTACAAGAACCGCGAGATTGAGAAATTTTTCAACCAGGAAGTGCGCCCGCTTTTGGGAGCGGCCGGCGGCCAAGTTTTTGGCGGGAACGACTTCGGACGCTCCGGCGACTTGACGACGTATTGGTTCGCGGAAGAAATCGGAAAGACGCGGCTTGAGGCGCGGCTCGTCGTCGAGCTGAAAAACGCTCCCTTTGAGCAGCAGCAGCTTTTCAACGATTTGGCCACGGACTTTCTTGACGAGCGCGGAACGTTCGGCGGGCTTGCGGTTGACTCGCGGGGCAACGGACAGCAAATCGGCGAGCACGCCATGCTGCGGCATCCGGGCGCGGCGATCCAGGTGATGGAAACGCCCGCTTGGTACGCCAAGTACGGAAGTGACTTGCACGGCCTTATGGAAAGCGCGGACTTCACTGTTCCTGACGACGAGACAATCAAGGCGGACTTCGCGCTGGTCGTGTTGAAAAACGGGATCCCCACGCTTCCGGCAGTTAGAACGGCAGACCGCGACTTGAAGGGAAAGCGGCACGGAGACGGCGCGAGCGCGGCCATGCTTTGCGTTTGCGCCTGGCGAGAATGCGCGGCTGACCCGGCTCCGACATTCACGGTCGCGCAAAAGAAAGACAAGAATATTTGGCGATAAAGGACGGTGATTTTTATGGCGAGGACAAACAACGTTACAAGCAGAGTCATAGACTTGAACTCATTCAGGAGCATAGCGTCCTACGTGTCGGACACGCAGGACTGGATAGGCTCCGTTCAGGAACGCGAAAGCATTTTTGAGGAAATGCGGGACGACGCGCGCGTGGACTCGCTTGTCGTTGACCGCAAGAACAAGGTCCTTCAAATGTACGGCTCGTTCAGCGAAAGCAGGAACAAGCTGGTGAGCGAGGCTTGCGAAAACCTTTTGACGTTCAACACCTTTTACAAGCTGAACAACATCCTTTTGAACGCCGTGCCTTACGGAATCGCCGCTTGCGAAGTCGTTTGGGAATTCAGGGGCGGCTGGTACGTTCCGACGGACTTTGTTTCGATTCCGCGAACGGCGTTGAGCTTTCCGCAGCATGTCGAGCGCGAATGGGGAACGCCCGTCTTGACCGCGCAAAACATCGTCCTTGGCGACAAGCGCAAATTCATAATCCACCGCAACGACGACGGCGAGCTTAACCAGTGGGGCCGGCCGGCCTTGCGCAGCGCCTACGCCTTTTGGAAGTTCAAGCAGCTTGGCGTGAAGTTTTGGGCGATGGCCGCGGAGCTTTGCGGCGTTCCGTCGATACTGGCGATTTTTGAAACCAAGAGCGAGGAAGAAGCCAGGAAGCGGGCAAAGACTTTGACCCAAGCGCTTGAAAGCTGGGAAAGCGGATCTTCCGGCGCCTTTGGAAACGTAAAGGACATCAAAGTCGTGAGCTCGCAGATAAACGACTTCAACAAAATCGTGGAGCTTTGCGACACAGAAATAGCCTACGCCATAACTGGCCAAGCCTTGACGACAAACACCGCGCAATACGGAACGCACGCGCAAGGGCAAGAGCACGTCCAGACTTACGACAACCTTGTAAAGGGCGACGCTTACAAGCTCCAGCAGTCGGACCAGTTGCTCGTTAACGCTTTTGTGGAGTTGAACTTTCCCGGCGAGCTTGCGCCGCGATACGACATAGACTCGACGGACTTCGCTCCGTGGGAAGTGATTCGCGACGCGATTGACCGGGGCGTTCCCGTGAGCCTAAAGGCGCTTTACAACAAAATCCATTTGCCGGAGCCTGTGGACGAAAAGGACGCTTTTATAAAGGAGCAGCCGTCGTTCGGATTCAGCGACAAGGAGAAGGACGATTTTTTTCAGAATCGGCGGTAGACTCCAAACGGCTCGCGGAGCTTGGCTTTGCCAAAAGGCTTGACCGAATTTCTACCGCCGCCTGGCTAAACATTTCCGACAGCTACGCGGAGCGAATCAAGGCTTACATAAAGGAAGCGGAAAAAAATCCGGACATTCTGCGGACAAAGAAAGTCCTTGACCCGGACTGGGCAGCGATGGGAGAAGCGGCAAAGCTTTTCACCCGCTCGCTTATGATGGGCTTGGATTCCGCTGTCAGAAAGCCAGAATTCGCGGAGCCGACCGCCGAGGACATAGAGAACATGCCCTACCACGAGGCCGTGGAATTCTTGAAGAAGCGCGACGTTATAAAAAAAGTTGACTACGACAAGCTTAGCGACAAGATGAAATTCCGCGCGTTCACCGCGTCAAGAATCAACGACGGAAAGCTTTTGGAAAAGCTGAACGCGCAAATGCTCGCCAACGTGAACGGCGGCAAGGGCTTGAAGGACTTTCTTTCGCTCACAAAAACCGACATCCTGGACAAAATCGGAATGGGGCCCAACCAAGGCTGGTATTGGGAAACTGTTTACAGAACCAACGTCCAGACCGCCTACAACGTCGGACGCGCGATGGGCTTTGAGGCGGACAAGCCGCTGGCTTTGCAGTTTGTCGGAATCGACGACGCGAGGCAGTCGGACGTTTGCCATTCTCTCAGCGGAATCGTCCGGCCTTACGGCGACCCTTTTTGGCAGTCGCACTTTCCGCCACTGCACTTCAACTGCCGCTCGACAATCCGCGCCATCTACGACGAAGACGAATTGCCGGAAGAATGGAGCGGCCTAGACGAAGCCGAAAGCCCCGCAAAAGGTTTCGGCTCCTACCCCTTGGACAGCGACAACTGGTGGAAGGAGCTGGACAGCCAAGTCCGCCAGGCGAAGCAGTTTGGCGTGCAAGGCGAGATTGAGGCGGCGAAGGTTGCGTTGGGAGTGGATGGCGTATATGGGACAAACGACAAAGAAGTAAGGCATAAAACAGTAAAAGAGTTAAAAAGAATTGGCAATATTGAAAAAGGTGTTGAAATGACTTTTGAAGAAGCTGACGGAGGCAATGTTAATCCCTTTGTTAGTTTAGGAGGTAATTTCAAAAGGAATTGTCAAACATGTGTTGCGGCATTTGAAGCAAGAATAAGAGGTTTTCCTGTTAAAGCAAAAGCTTTTGATGATAAAAGTGTTTTTTTTAAAAGGCTTGCAAATAACCCGTTACGAGCCTTTATTGATCCAGAAACAAGACATCATCCCATTTGGCCGGAAGATGACCCAACATCTAGAATTGAGATTTTTAATACATGGAAAGATGGATTAAATTATGTAAAGAGAACTGTGAAACGCAACGAAAGATATGTAATGGAATTTACATGGAAATCTAATGGGCGTGGACATATTATTTCTGTGATGAGAACAAAAAAAGGAAAACTTTTCTTTTATGATCCACAGGATGGGGCAATATATGATAAAGATGATTTTTCAACGCTTTTTAAAGAGTTGAGGTTTGAGGGAAAATATAATCAACCAAAATTTTTGCGGGTTGACCACTTGCAATTAGATGAAAATGTGTTAAAATATGTTTTGGAGGCAGCCAATGAATGATGTATTGAAATTTGCCAATTCCTTAAACTATCCGTACAAGTTTGACTCATGTAAAGTATTTCTTGAGAATTGGAATGGATCAAAAATTTATTTACTCGATTCCGAAGCTGAAAAAGGCCTTTGTCTTGGATGGCCCGTTATGATAAAAGAAACAAACGGAAAGTTAGAAGAAATTCAAAATAACAAAGAAAAACTAAAAATTATGAATGCAGTTGACGCTGCTTAAATACAGCCCCGTAAGCCGGGGCTTTTTTATTGCCCTGCTTCGTCTATCAGGTTATAATTTCCGCAGGAGGTTATTCATGACAGCGGACAATGAAAAGATGAAGCTGGAATTGTTCAAGACAATCCTTGCGAATCCTTCCAACAGCATCGGCGCTCTGGACGCAAACAAAGCCGTCGAAGTTGTCGAAAAGATGATGCAAGCGATTACAAATCCAAGTTTTGGACGCGGCGTTAAACCGACAGCGTAAGCTTCAAAAACGGCATTCCGACTTGGGATGCCGTCCTTTCATCGTCCGGATTGTCGTCAACAAGGAATTCCAAGCTTTTGATTTTATAGCCAATTTCTTCTAGCGCTTTCGCAAGTTTTTCAACGCGCTCGTTTCTTGTAAGTTCTTTTTCTTCGTCCATAAAGACCCCTTGGTTATGTTGTAGCGCAAGCGCAGTTTTCGGCGGCAAGTCCGGGGTGTTTTTTAAAAATTCAAAATATAGTCCATTTTTCTCTCTTGGCATGCAATAATTCTTTCCTTGCGCCGCAAAATTCACCGCTTTTCACCGACCTACCCCTAAAAAATCGTGTAATTTGTCATTTATTTAAAAACACCCCCTAAATTTTCAAAATTTCAACAATTCGTCTTTCCCCACAATCGCCGCGTTTTTACGCCTTTGTGATTACATATCCGCAGAGGTAAAACGCTATGAAGAAATTTTTGATTTTGATTTTTGCAACAACGCTTGCAATGTTCTTGATTTCGTGCGCGGAAATGCAATACCAGCAGGAGGCGCATAACGCCGCGTTCAAATCAACCTACGCCACAACAGTAAACAAGCTGGAAATGGCGGAAGGAAATTTTGAGGTCTACCGCCGCGTAGTTTTTTACAATGTCAGGCTCGGCGAAATTGTGTTCGCTTGCGAAGGATTCTGCCATGTAAGAATTGACCACGACGGCGACGTGGAGCTCGTGATAAAAACCGGAGAGAACCAATACCTTCGGCATTACTTGGGGCAAAAAATGGAAATAACGTATTTTTCGGAACAACTGGAATCGGCTTTTATTCCCAGAGACAGAAAATACAAAATAACGTTTAATCCGCGTTTGTGGCTTCCAAGCATTGGGCTGGTGAGCGAATGAAAAAGATACGCACTTGGCAGCTCTGCAGGACGGGAACGTTCGGGCAGGACGGAGCCAAAATCACGGAAAAGGACTTGGGCGAAATCGCGGAGACGTTCGCGCCTACGCGGCCAATCACAATCGGGCACGACGCGGCGAGAGGCGACGGCTTTCCAAAGTTCGGGGACGTGCTGGCGATTGACGGAATCTACGACGACCCAAAGCGCAAGGGCGAAAAGGTTCTTGTTGGCAAGGTCATGCTGCACCCGGAATTGGAAAAGCAGTTTTCGGACAAGGACGACGGCGGCGGTTGCTACAAGGGCTGGAGCGTCACGATTCCCAAGAGGGCGAGCGACGGAAAGCGCTATCTTCATTCGCTCGCCATTTGCGGCGCGACCCCGCCCAAAATTCCAGGCTTGGAGCAGCTTATGGTCAAAAGCTGCTATTCAGACGGCGACAGCGTTGAAGTGTTCGACTTCAACGACGCTATAAATTATCAGGAGGAAATCCCCATGACTGATGAGGAAAAGAAAAAGATGGAGGCGCTTGAGGCTGAAAACAAGAAGCTCAAGGAAGACGCCGCCAAGGCCGCCGAAACGAAGGGCGGCGAGGACAAGAAGGAGAAGTTCTCCGACTCGCCCGAATTCGCCGACATGCAGAAAGAAATTTCTGAATTGAAGGCGGCCAAGAAGGAAGCGCTCGTCAAGGGCGTTTGCGACAAGTTCTCGGACATTCCGACGGGCTTGAAGGACGGCGTCCAGAAGGTCGCCTCGGTTCTCGCCTCCGCTTCGGACTCGTTCGAGTTCAGCGACAAGGACGGAAACAAGAGCCAAAAATCCGCGCTCGAAGTTTTCTGCGACGTCGTCTCGGGCCTCATCGCGGCCCCGAAAAAGGACGACGTGACGGCCCGCCAGTTCGACGCCGGCGAGTTCAGCGACAAAACAGACGGCGGCAAAGAAACCGATTGGGGAAAAGTCGCCGCCAAGCTTTAGTTTAGGGGGAAGAAATGAAAGTCGAAGAATTCTTTGACCGCGGCGTGCTCCATTCAGGACACCCGCCAATCGTGGACTTTGTGACTATGGCCGCCAGCGCCAAAAATCTCAAGGCCGGAACAATTTTGAAAAAGGGCGAAGGCGGCTACGCTCCCGCCGGCGACTCGGACACTCCGGCCGCCGTCCTTTTGGAAGACGTGGACGCCCACGCCAGCGCGGCGGTGGACAAGGTTCCCGTCGTGGTTCACGGCCTTGTCGTCAAGAGCCGCCTTTTGGACTGTTCCGACGCGGAAGAGGCCGCCGCGAGCGACGAGCTTTGCGACCAGCTTCCGGGCGTGGGAATCTACCTTGCGCAGACCGGCTGGTCTGAAACCAAATTTTGCTGAGGAGAAAGACGATGGCTAAGTATTTCAACGGAACGCTCTCCATCAAGAGCGAGGACATCGAAAGAGTTGTGGCCGCGCAGCCGGAAAACATTTCCAACGCTCGCGGATATTTCAAGCAGGTGAAGCTCAAGAACTCGACGCACATCGCGTCCGCCGAGCTCAAGCGCGAATACGGAAACGTTCCCGTAATCGTCCGGGGCGACACCGGCGTGACACCAAAGCACGGAGCGGACGTGACCGACATCGTGCCCATGCCGATTGAGATTGACGACAAAATCTCAGCCGTGGACATCGACGAGCTTGGCCGCGCGACCGACTTGGGAACAAACCAAATCGTTGACAGCTACTTGGAGCAGCACGCCGATATGGTGCGCAACACCATCAACGCTCTTTGCTGCCAAGCCCACAAGGGAAGCATCGACTACATGATGAAGTCAGGAAGCGGCTTCGAGCGCTACCAAGTTAACTACGGAACCGTAAAGAACGTCACGTTCTCCGAAAAGGTTTCGCAGCTCACGCTCGGGCTTGCCGTGCAGAAGCTTTCCGCCATCAGGAAGCTGACCGTTGACCAGGGCGTGGGCGGCCCCGGCGAGTTCATCGCTGACGCGACGGTTTACGCCAAGTTCGTCGACCTTTTGGCCGACGCCAAGCAGACCGAAAGCGTCAAGGACGGCTGGCTCCAAATCGGCCCCTACAAGGTTCTTGAGGACAACGACAGCTACGTTGACACCGCCAAGAACGGAACAAAGACGACCAAGAGCGTTTGCGGCGATCGCGAAGTCGTCTACCGCGCCCTCAACGCCGGACAGAAGCTCTGCTACCTGCGCCTTGACGACGTGGTCCAAAAGGCCGCCGTGCCGATCTACTCGTTCACCGAGAAGGAAAGCGGCCAGCGCGGAATGAAGCTCTACACCAAGAGCAAGCCGTTCCCGCTCGTCAACGTCAAGGGCTTGGCCTACGGAACGTTCGCGGCTGAATGAAACTGAATTGTGTTTGGCGGGGACGCGCCTGACAGACCCGCTATATAAATGGCGCAAGCTCCGGGAAACCGGGGCTTTTTTTTATAAATTTTTTATTGAAATGTATTGACAAATTATTAAAAGAGCGCTATATTATAACCATCAGGGGCGTTGCTCCGGTGAACAAATCTTTGTTAAAGGGGGAAAGGTATGAAGAAATGGATAAAAAAATGCCTGCGAGAAGCAATCCAACTGCTAATCGCAGGCCTTATCCAAATCCTTGCAGCGATTGTCATTAAACTGATAATCGGCTAGCGGGGAGCAAGAGCGGCGGTTTTAGGACTTCCGCTCTTGCGTACTCATATCTTACCCCAAGGGGGCTTTTATGTCAACAAAAAAAGAAGAAATTCTTTACTTCCTGTTAAAGGCGGTCATGCAGGGAATCATCAACGGAATCGTTCTCATAGCGGTTCTGAAAATCTTCAAGGTGATTTAACTATGGCGGAAGAAAAAAGCAAGCGAGGCCGCAAAACCACCGGCGTGGCCGGAAAAACTTGCAACATAAATTTCCGCATATCGCCGGAAGAAAAGGCCGTCATAGACGCGAAGGCGAAAGCCGCCGGAAAGTCCACTTCGCGCTACATGATAGACCTAGCGCTGAACGCCTAGCGCTTTTTTTTCTCCCGCCTCTAAACGCTCCTACGGGAGCGTTTTTTTTATGCTCTCCACGCTCAGCCGCCGCAAAAAAAATACGCGCCATAATTCCGGCTATGAACGCCAAATCAAAAAAGACAAAACTCAAGGTAAGGGCTTTCAAAGTGAAACCTTATGAATTCACGCTTGAATCAGGTAAGGTCTTCGTGGCGGAAGACGACTTTGTTGTCGGGACAATCAATAAGGACGGCTCCTTTTGCGGGGCTGTTTTCAGTCCAGCCGACGGCTTCGGCGGCTCGGTCACCTACACAAAAACTGAATTCAAGAAAATTCGCGGCCAAGAATTGTTCTTGCGGGAGAAATGAAGATGGCGGGCGAAAACGAACTGACGGTAGACGACTTGAAAGCGGAGATTCCCGCGCAGGATTTGGAGACGCTCACGCTGGGCGACGACACGGTGGCGGTGCGCGCGCTCCTAAAGGGCAAGGTTGCCGTAAAGGGAATGGTCTTGAGCGCGGGCGGAAAATACAGCGAGGAAAACGAGGTCGTCCGCGAGGCCGTCCTTAAATGGGCGCTCTACGAGCTGTTCGCCTTTGTCGGGCAGGAAAGCCGCGCCCGCGAAAAGCAGGAGGACTGCCAGCTATTGATTGAGACGAACTTCGGGCCGATTGCAAAAAAAACTGACGCGTCTTCGACCGGCCCCGCCGTGGGCTTTGTGTCCGCGGGCCGCAAAAGCCCGATGGAGAGGCGGCGCTGATGGGCGTCCAAATAACGAAAAGAATCGGCGAGCTTTCCGCGCGGCTAAAGAAGGCCGACCTGTCGCCCACGATGCGCAAGGTAAGCTCCTACTTGGTTTCGTCCGCCGTCAGAAAAATCAACGCCGGCGTTCCGCCTGAGAACGCGCCGCTCACGCAAGCTGTTAAGCAAGGGAACAAGACGCTGCGCGACAACGGCCAGCTTATGTCGTCGATAGCCCCGCAAAGCGGAAAGACATGGGCGGCCGCGCAAACGAATTTGAAATACGCGAGAATCCAGCAGGAGGGCGGCGAAATCCGGGGCGGCAAAAAAGGCCTTTGGATTCCGGCCTCGGCAAAGACGCGGACTTTGATGCGAAAGCACAACGCGCAAAAGCCCGGCGAGCTGATACAGGCGATGAAAGGCGACGGCTATTCCTTTTTCAGAACCGGGAAAGTCTTTTGCGCCAAGAGCAAGCGGGGAAAGCCGTTCGCGCTTTTCATAATCAAGGAAAGCGTAAAGATTCATGCCCGCCCATTTCTGCACATCGACGAAAAGGACGAAAAACACATCCAAAGGGAAATTAGAAACGGAGTGCGCGAGGCGCTCAAGGGAGGAAGCGAATGACAATAGAAGCGGTGGTTGACTCGCTCAAGGAAGCGATACAGGAGCAGCTGGGATTCCCGGCGTTCCTCTTGCCGCAAAAGGCGGCGAACAACACGGCCCACATCGACCTGCTCTTCCAAGACTTGGAGCCGAACGGCGAAGGCGGCGAAAAGCTTTCCTTCCTGGCGGAATACAGGACGGCGGGAACGCACGCGAAGTGGCTTGGAAAGACGGCCTCGCTTCGGCGAAAGCTTAGGGCGGTGGAATGCTCGCACATGTTTTTTGAGGCGGACGACGTCGCGCTCAGGGCCTACTGGATTGGGAACGGAAAGCCGCGCTGGGTGTATCCTAGCGAAGATGAAAGCTCGATGCCGGCGGAATACGCCATTCCGTACAGAATCGAGATTGACATGCCAACAAACCTTATTACGGAGGAATGAAAAATGAAACCGGGCGGAAAAGACGGAAAACTCTACAAGATTCACGAAGAGGCGGAAATTTCAGGAGGCGCTACGGCCGCGCTTGAAAGAAGCGGGTTCTACAGAATCAAGCGCGTTGGAGAGCATACGGAGCTGCCGCAGCCGAGCAACGAGGACTTGGCCAAAGGAGCCCGCGCGATGGGGCCAGGCGACGTGGTCCACCTTTGGGCTGGCCAGACTTTGGCCGAGGGCGACGAGGTCATACCCTTGCGCCTTGTCCTCATCAGCTTTGTCAAGGACGTTTCCAACTCAAAGCAGGGAACCAGCTACGACGTTTCGACGCAAGAGAATTTGGACTCCGGCGTGCGCGAGTACATCACCGGCGCGTTCAGCGAATCCAGCGGAACGATCAACGGAACGGTTGAGACCGACAGCGAGGCGCAGCGCGAGCTTTTGAACCAGTTCAGCTCCGTAGCCGTTGAGGATGGCGAGCATTACGCCATCTTCCCCGCAAAGGAAACCAAGCAGGACTACATGCTCAGCCGACGCGAGACGGAGACTGTCGGACAGACCGCCGTGTGGGAGCACTTCCCTGTGACTGTAGAATCGCTCAACATGGACAAGCCCTTGGACGGCGAGCAGAATTTCAACTTCAACTACAAGGTTGACGGCGGAAACCACCCCGGAATGATTTACTACACCGTCCGCGACTTGAGCGCGAACGGACAGCAGGGCGGCTCGCAAGGATCCGATCCTTCCGACCCCAGCGGCGACCCTGAGGGAGGCGACTGATGCTTTTGACGGAAGAGCCGAGATACTGGTTTTGCCCGGACGTTCGCGGCAACTTAAGCCTTCCCGAAACGGAAAGGCTCTCGGTCGAAATCATAAGGCCGGCCGCGTTCCAGTCCAAGGAATTCGTTTCCGTTCAGTCAACGAGGGAGTTCTACAAGAGCGACCAGCCGCTTGACGAAAATGGGAACCCGCGCGAGGTGAAGAAGTTCAAGAGCGTGACCACCGAGCTCAAGGTGAACGCCGACTACATCCTTCGCGAGTGCGTCGGCAAAATCAAGAATCTTAGCGTCAAGGGCGCGGACGGCAAGGAGCGCGAAATCAAGAGCGGCTCCGAGCTGGCCGACTGCCGCGCCTACGGAGTCAGCGAAATCGTCTCGGCGATTTGCAACGAGGTGAGGAGCGACGTTCCGACCGACGCAAAAAAAAAGACCTTAGAATAGGCGCTCAAATCGTGTTCGCCGGGCTCTGGCCACCCGACTGGGGCCCGGAATACGACGAGGCCAAGGAAACAATCCCTTGGCCGGAAAGCGAGGCCGGCTACATCAGGAGCAAGAGGGGAAATTTCAAAAAGTACGTGACCGAGGAGCTTCGCGCCCTGTTCCAAATTTGGCGCAGGGTCAAGGCTTACGGCTGGCCGCAGGGAAAAGGCTGGCTGGCCGAGCCTGAGGCCGTCCGAGTGGCCGTGGAGCTATTGGACGCGGAGCGGGAAACTTGGCTGGCTTGGGAGAAGGAAAGGAATGCAAGGGGCGATAACGGACGAGCTTAGGGTTCTTGTGACCGCCGAGGTCGACAAGGCCATAAGGAGCCTAAAAAGCGTTGACTCAAAGACGAGCGAGACTGAAAAATTGTTCAAGTCGCTCGGCGGCTCCATAGCCGGAGCGTTCTCAATCAAGGCCGTGTCCGACTTCGCGCGAAAGTCCGCCGAGGCCTGGCGGGGCCAAAAGGAAGCCGTCAGCGTGATGAACCAAGTCCTTAAGTCCACCGGCGCGGAGGCTTGGACAAGCAGCGCCGAGCTTAAGGAAATGGCCGCCTCCCTCCAGCAAGTTACCAACTATGGCGACGAGACAATCACTTCGATGCATGGCGTTCTGCTCGGCTTCAGGAACATAACGGGAAAGAATTTTGAGCATGCCTCCAAGGCGATTTTGGACATGGCCACCGTAATGAAGATGGACTTGGCCAGCGCGGCGCAAGTCGTTGGAAAAGCGCTCGACGACCCGATAAACGGACTTGGCTCCCTTTCGCGCCAAGGCTTCCATTTCACCGAACAGCAAAAGCAAATGCTCAAGGCAATGGTCGAAGCCGGCGACATGATGGGCGCCCAAAAAATCATCCTTGAGGAATTGGACGGAACTTACGGCGGAGCCGCCGAGGCCGCCGCAGACCTAGGTACGCAAGTCAAGAATTCGGCGGGCGACGTTCTTGAGGGCTTCGGAAAGTTTTTTTCATTTTTGGGCGAACATAGCGGAGCCTTGAAGCTGACAAAGGAAGCGCTGGACGCGGTAGCTGCGGCCTTCAACAACGTGGAGCGCAACGCGGCCAGGCTGTCCGGCGGAGAAAAGTACAACGACTGGTACGAAGGCCTTGAGGACGCTGACAAGCTCAAGGAAGCGACCGACCAAATCCGCCTTTGGGAGGAGGAATATAAGAAAGCCAAGGCTCTTTCCGACGAGGCGGGCGGCCGCGACTGGGTTTTAAAACGAGACGAAAGCCGCGCGAAAAAACAACTGGATTATTTTAAAGTCCAAAAAGAAAATCTCATTGAGCAAATCCAATACAAAAAAGACCTGCAGTCCATAACCAACGCGGAAACGCGGGCGGAAGAGGAACTGGACAAGGCCGTCTCCCAAGTCGGAGAGACCTACAAAAAATTCGCCAAGGACGACCCAGCCTACAAGCTCAAGGAGCTTCAAAAGTCGCTGGAAGAAATAAGCAAGCAACGGACGAACATAAAGCCGATTGACACCAAGGAGCTTGAGGCGGAACTCAAGAGGCTCAACAAGCTTAAGTTTGACCTAGTCCGGCAGTCGTACAAGGCTGGCGACGGACTAGGCGGCTTGCGTTTCAAGGAGCAGGCCGAAGAAGCCGCGAGGGAAATCCTTTCTGTTCAGCAGAAAATCGCCGCAGCAAAAAAACACAACGCCGGGCTTTTGGACATCGACGCAAACGAGTTGAACGCAAACCTCGACGCGGCGGAAAAGGCGATTCTCAAAAAAATGGCCGAAATCAAGGCCAATGGAAAGAAGACCTGGCAGGAAATCTTCTCCGACACGACAGGCGTTGACAAGTCGCTTTTCAGCACCGGCGAACAGGCGGCGGATGAATACATAAAGGGGCTTCACTCTCGCGTCGAGGAAGAAAAGGAAATCGGAACTCTTTTGGGCAAGGCCATATCCCCGCGCAAGGCGCTAGAAAGCGAGATGGCGGAGATTGAGAAGACGATAAACGAGCTTCTTGCCGTTCCTGAAGAAAAGTTTTTGAACGCCAACGGCGGCTTTGAGACAAAGGACGCTTGCATCGAAAAACTCATCGAAAAGTACAAGGAATTAAGCGACGCGATAAATGACCTTCCGCCAGACCCGCCGATGCAAGGCTACGCGGACATGTTCGACATGATAGCGGGCAAGGTGCAGAACCTTTGCATGGAGCTATCCAACTTGAACGAGCGGCAGGCCCAGACGATTGGAAGCATGATGGGCAACTTGGCCAGCGTGTCGTTTGACGGAATTCAAAGCGGCGTCACCGAACTGGCCGAAAAGCTTGCGGAAGGCGCGGACGCTTCCGACGCGTGGGCGGCCAGCCTTGAGAAAATGGCGACCGACATCTTGAACCAACTTCCATCGCTTTTCACGCGGGCGGGCCTTGAGCTTATCGCCCAAGGAATGTGGCCGTTGGGACTCGGTCTTTTGGCAGCTGGACTTGGAACCGGAATCGCCGCCGGAGTCGTAAACGGCGTGAAAAGCGCGGGCGCAAAGGCAAACGCGCTTGGCGGTGTTTATGGTGCGGACGGCTATGAGGCGTTCGCGCTCGGCGGCTCATTCACAAACGGCATAGTCGACACGCCGACATTCTTCAAGTTCCGGCAAGGAAGCGGATTCGCCACCGGCCTTATGGGAGAGGCCGGCCCGGAAGCGATAATGCCTTTGGCGCGCGGCTCGGACGGCTCGCTTGGCGTAAAAGTCGCGGGAGCGGAGGACGGCCAGGGCGAGGCGGCGTTCGGCTTTGTGACCGTCAACGTTTACTCCAGCGAAAAGTCGGAAGTGAACGAACAGACCGACGCGGACGGAAACAAAATCTACAACGTGATTGTCGGCGCGGTAAAGAGCGCCACGGCGCAAGGCCAGCTTGACAGAACGTTCCAAAGCCGTTTCGGGCTTAAAGCGAGGGGCGTATGAGCGAAAGGATAAAGTGGCCGGACGGCCTTCCGATTCCCAAAATCGGCGGCTTGAACGGACAGTACCAAAACTCGGTCATCCGAACGAAGATGGACGCAGGTCCTGCCAAGCAAAGGCGGCGGTTCACCGCCGTGCCTAAGCTTTTTTCCGGCAGACTTATTTTAAACGAAGAGCAGCGCTCGCTTTTGGACGCTTTCTACAGGAATTCAATCGGGCATGGAACGCTGCGCTTTGACATGAAGAACCCGCAGACTGGGCAAGAGGAAACGTTCCGACTGACCGAGCCATACTCGGAGGACGGAAACGATGACGGACTTTGGGAAATAACATTGAAATTTGAGAGGATGCCATGACAAGCCAAGACGCAAAAGTTGAATTGTTCAGAGAGGACACGGACGCTTGCTTTCTCCACCTGCTGAAAATTTCGGCGGAAGGAAGAGCCGACCTTTACTTTGTTGACAACAACGAGCCGATAGTTTCCAATGGCCAGACGTACACCCCCGTGGCGTTCACGGCGACGCTCCCGGAGCAGAACCAGGACGGAACAATAAGCCCCTGCCGTCTGGCCATCGACAACGTTGACCGAATGATCGCGGAGAACATAAAGACCGCCGACAGCGAAGGAAAGAAAATCCACGCGCAAGTGTCGCTCATAATGGCGCAAACGCCCGACGTAATCGAGCGCGGCCCGCTGGATTTCATTCTTCGCAACGTGACCATAACGGAAGAGTCTGTCACAGGCGAGATTTACGACTCCTACGTCCAAGACAGAAAGATTCCCGAAGGCTGCTACAATCCCAACGATTTTCCAGGGCTTTTCTGATGGCGGACGAACTGGCCGAATGGGCGGGGCTTTATATAGGGATTCCTTTTAAGTCGGGCGGCCGCGACAAAAGCGGCTTAGACTGCTACGGCCTTGTCCGCTTGGTATACATTGAACAATTCGACACAAATCTTCCCGACCTCCACGACTTGTACAAAAACGCGCTCGATACAAGCGAGACCGCGCCTCTTTACAAAAAATACGCTCCGCTCCTTCGCGGCGATAAAACGGCCTGTCCAAAGCCCGGCGACGCTGCCGTAATATTGGAGCGCGGGCTTCCCACACACTTGGGAATCTACGCTGGAAGCGGCTATATACTTCATGTCACGCGGCATTTTGGAACGATTCTGCAAAGAGTCACAAATCCAAATTTAAAAGGCCGCGTCGAGGGGTATTATGCCGTTAAAGCTTCGGACGCAAATCCATCCGTTTTCAGGAAGATACAATGATACTGTCGTGGAACGCGACAGCCTCATCAACATTTTCAATAATTTAAATACAGGAACTAAAATTGAAAACGCCGTCATCCTTGTTGAGGACGAGCCAATCAAAGACAACTACGACAGAATTCCCAAGGACGGAAGCCGCGTCTATATCAGGATAATGCCCGAAGGCGAAGGCTGGAACATGGGAACCGAGGGAGGGCGGAAGAATTGGGGAATCGCCGGAAAGGCGGTCGGCTTCGCGTTGACTGCTATAGGCATTGCCCTTATGTTCACGCCTGCAGCCCCGCTTGGCGCGGCGCTTGTTGGAGTGGGCGTCGGAGTCACCTTAGCTGGCGTCGCCTTATACAACATGGAATTCGACGTTCCGAACATGAAGGACAGAACGACTCCAAAGCAAGACCCTTCTCTAAGAGGCGGCTCCAACCAAGCAAGGCCTTACGGCTCCATTCCGGTCGTGTTTGGCCGGCACTTGCTGTCGCCTGACTACGCGGCCAATCCCTACACCTATGTTGATCGCAATAACGGCCAGTGGCTCCGCCAGCTTTTCTGTCTTGGCTACGACGATCAAGAGGTTGAAATAGAGAGCATAAAAATAGACGAAACAAAACTGACGGATTTTTCTGCAAGCGGCGATATTGGAAAAATACAGGATGGCACCGACCGCCTAGTTCACCTTAACTTTATGCGAAACGGAACGCGGTCAAATATCTATAGCCGCGTGTGCAAGGAAATACAAGTCAATTCAGTGTTGAAATTTCTAAATGATTCTGGTACATCGGGCGCAGTTGTACGCACGACTTGCGACCATTGCAGAACTATAAACGTGGACATTTTCTTTCCAAACGGATTGTTTCAATACGATGAAAAAGGAAAGGTCCAGCCTGCGACATGCGCGGTGGCGGCTTGGTACAAGCCGGCAGGAAGCGACGATTCAAATTATAGAATCATTGACGGATGCGAATGGGTTTTGACCCGAAACACGCAAAAAACGCTAAGAGTGACAAATAACGGCATGAATGTGCCGGAAGGAAAATACGACATAAAAGTCGCTCGTCTAACTCCCGACAATGACAGTTCCAAAATATACGACCAAGTGTATTTAGGCTCAATCCGCGCGTACACCAACGACCATCCAGTTCGTGACGGGCGAGCGCAAGGACTTTTGCTTGCGGCTTTGGAGATGAAGGCTTCTGACATGGCTCAAGGCGTAGTGGCCAAATTTAACCTTGTGACTCATTCGGTGTTTCCCGATTGGAACGGCCAAGGAAGCGGAGCGGAATATTGGTCGACCCGTGCGACAGCGAATCCCGCCAGCTGCGTCCTTTACTGCCTTCGAGGAAAAATCAACTCCGACCCCATTAGCGACGAAAAGATAGACTGGCAAGCCTTTGAGCATTGGTGGTCGTTCTGCGACCAAAAGCAAATTTCGTTCAACGCGGTTCTTTCAAGCGACATGCAAATTTCGGAGTTAATCGCCGCCATCGCTAAAGTCGGGCGCGCGAACATCGTCAAAATCGACGGCCTTTTCACTGTCGCGGTTGACGAGTTGAAGACGGTTCCGGTCCAGGCGTTCACGCCCAGAAACTCCATTTCGTTCTCAGAGCAAATCCTTATGGCGGACATTCCCGACCAGGTGGATTATAACTTCATCGACGAGGCCGGGGGTTGGGCTCAAAACACCCGGAGCGTTTTCAACACGCCGACAGGTGAATACGATCCAAACAATCCGCCCAAGATGCCGCGAGCGGAAACTTCCGTTTGGGGAATCACAAACGCAAGCCAGCTTTTCAAGTTCGCCCGGTACCAGCAGGCGGCGGCAAAGTTAAGAAGGTCTGTCTATTCAATTAAGACCGACGTTGAATTCATAATGTGCTCAAAGGGCGACTTGATTGAATATTCCGGCGACGCCGCGATGATTGGCTCCGCGTATGGCCGCATAAAAAAACTGATTATG